GACGCGATTATGTCAAGTGCAAACGGATTAAAAAAATGGATTACTACATAGAAAACGGATTTAAGGTATTCACAGAAGAATATCATTTAAAAAGGGGGTATTGCTGCAAAAATGGTTGTCGGCATTGTCCTTATCAGAAAAAAGACTTAACTTTGAATTATGAAATGGAACGAATTGACCCTTTGGCAATACCAACAATTGATGCCAATAATAACAAACCCGAATAAGGATTGGACTGAATTGGACAAAGAAGTTAAATTATTGTGCATTGTCACAGGTTTAACAGAACACCAAATTGACAGTTTAAGCATTGAAGACTTAAAAGAACTGCGCAAAGATTTGGCTTTTTTAGACAAACCAATTGAAGGGAAGCCGGTTGACTATATTTCAATTAATGGCAAACGATACCGTATTAATTACGATATTAAAAATATGCCTTCAGCGCGTTATATTGAAAGCAAGGTATTTAGCAAAGACACGTTAGGTAATTTGCACAAAATAGCTGCGTCAATGGTTATTCCGCAGAAAAAAAATTGGTACGGGAAATGGGTTGATGATAAGTACGACGCAAGTAGACACGAAGAATATGCAACCGATATGCAGGAAGCAAATTTTATACACGTTTATCATTCGTTGGTTTTTTTTTATCAAGTATACAGAAATTGGATAGAAGTTTCGCGGGATTATATGAAAGCTCAAATGATGAAGACGGGAATGACGACGGAACAAGCGGATTCGGTGGTGTCGCTTTTATGCGAATCTATGGGTGGCATTATACCGCCAAAATTGTTGCCGAACACGAAAATATTAGAACTTCAGAAGTTTTTGAAATGAAAACCATTGAATTTTTGAATACAATGGCGTACCTGAAGTCAAAAAATGCTTACGACCGTGAACAGGCGAAGCGAATTAAATAAGGCAGTTGTGTTTTTTTTTGAAATAAGCGAAAATTACCCTGTGTTTTTACACGGGGTTTTTTGTGCGGTATTTAGAACCAATTTGACTATTTAAGGGTATGAGTGAAGCCAAAGCACAGGCAAAAGCATTAAAGGAAGGTTTTTTAAAAACAATCGGTGAGCAATATAACCTTATTGACCCGACTGAATTTCCTATTGCTGAACAAATGCTTATTTTCTTTGGTAAACAGTTTAACGACGAAGTACAAAAAAACCTGACCAAAAGCGGTTCAATTGCTTCAGGAAAAATTGGGGATTTAGTTGCACCAAAGGTCAACAAATTTGGCAATGATTATGAAATGTGGTTGGGTTACGACAAAGATAACCCGGCTTCGGTTTATTATAAATATGTAAATAAAGGGGTTAAGGGTGTTGGTGGTGCAAATGCAAGACCAAAAAAGGTTTCTTCAAATACACCTTACCAATATAAAACGCCATTCCCAAATAAAAAAATGGCAACGTCAATTTTGCAATGGTACAAATTAGGTAAGGCAAAGACGACAAACGAAACACAGACAAAGAAATTAAGCACGACGCAAAGAAAAAACAGAAAGCTTAAACAGACTGTAAACAAAGCGCCTTCATTAAAAACATTGGCTTACGCAACTGCTTCAGCAATTAAAAGGGACGGTTTACGTACGACTTCGTATTTTGATAACGCAATTAAAACTGTATTTAATAAAGATTTTTTTGCAACAATGGTGGCGGCTTTTGGTGGCGACGTTCAACTTCAAATTAGACAAATTGGTAATAAAATAGAATCAAGTAATGGCAATAACAATAAATAGTCAACCGGCTACGTTCCCGAGTATGCACGACGACCTTTGGTTTGTGGCTTCTTCAACAAATGTTGGGGTTACAAACTTTAAATTCGTGTACGATATTTACATTAATGGCGCACAGGTAAGCCGAAACAAAATATTCCCTTCGCCTTCTGCGGACGGAAGTTATGGCGTTTTTAATGCTTCACCAATGGTTCGTTCATACGTGACAAACTATTTTGAACCTTCAGGTACGACGGTTTTAATGGCTTCAAATAATAAAATAAAGGTTGATTATCAGGTGCGTATTGGCGAAGAAGTAAGCGGTGCGGTTATTGCTAATTTGGCTTCAGGTTCTTATTCAGCATATAATTATTACGCGCCTTTATTCGGTGACATATTCACAGAAAATGGCGACATTCCTTTAGTATTGTCAAATTATTATGATAATTTATTAATTGAGAATTACACGGATGATTGGTTAAGCGACCGCGACAATTCAGATATTATAATTGAATATGGCGACCAATTTTTTATTACATTTTTAAAGATTACCGGCGGTTCGTATAAACTTTGGGTACAACCTACAAATGAAGACGGAACTTTTGGAACTGCGGTTAGCGGTGACCTTACAATGTCGGGACAATTTAACCTGTTTAATTTTCAGGCTGCGGCGATTAACGCGTGGGCGGGTTCAGATATTATAACCCAAAATACTTACGGGTACAATGTTTATATTACGTTGGGCGCTGCGGTTACAAGGGTTTTAAAATTCAGACAAGTTTGCAATCCTAAATATAGACAATACAACCTTCATTTTCTTAATAGGTTGGGCGGGTATGATTCAATGGCGTTTAGATTGGTAAACAAGCGACGCAGCGAATTTAATCGTGCTTCATATAGACGCAATCCATACCAATTGTCAGGCGGTCAAATGACAAATATTGACACGTACAATAAATACAATGAAACGACGTATAACTTCGCAATTCAACATACCGATTACTATATGTTAACAAGTGATTGGATTAATGATATGGATTACGCGTGGTTAGCACAATTAATGGCGTCACCGATTGTTTATATGGAAGTTCAAGGTGCATATTTCCCGGTTACAATTAGAAACACAAATTACCAATATAAATACAAAGTTTGTGACGGATTATTTAATTTTGATTTAGAAGTTGAAGTTGGTAAATATTTAAACAGTCAATACAGATAATGATTAGAACCGAAATTTATATTGAAGACAACGTAATTGACTTATTGAAGGATATTGGAACGGATTTTACGTACACTATTGACGACGTGCGCGACTTTGGAAGCCGTAATACGTCTTTTAGTCGTACAATTTCAATACCTGCAACTGCAAAGAATAATAAAATATTGGGTTTTGCTTTTGATTTGGGAACGTCAACAGAATATAATGCGGATTTACCCAACGTAAATACAAACTTTACACCGTCACAGGCGGCAAAATGCGAAGTATTTATTGACAAAATACAGATATTTAAAGGTGTTATCAGAATCCTTGAAATTGTTATGAATAAAGGCGTTATTGAATACCAATGCGCCGTTTTTGGTGAGTTGTCAGGATTTATTACGGAATTAGGTAATAAACGTCTTGAAGACCTTAATTTTAGCGAATACAACCATACTTGGAACGTTACAACAATTCAAAACAGTTGGAACACAATAAATGGGTCAGGTTATTATTATCCATTGATTGATTACGGCGACGTTTCAACAGGTAAGGACGATTTTCACGTTTCTACATTTAGACCGGCATTATATGTGAAGCAATATATTGAAAAGATATTTGAAGGTACTTCATACAGTTTAAATTGCGACTTCTTTAATACAGACTTTTTCAAAAAACTAATTGTTCCAAATAATAGTCAGGGAATACAAGGTACGAATGACAGATTTATATTAGGAACGATTAATGCAACAAAAACAATTTTAAACAGTAATACACCAACGGCGCGAAATGCAAATTTGTCTTTTGATTCTACGACTTTACTTAATTTCACAGAAAATGCAGGAAAAAGTATTTTTACTTATACTGACGGTACAAAGACAGTTAATGCATTGGCTTCAATAACAGGTATTTATCAAACTGACGCCGCTTCATCTATTACTGCAATTTTATACGTCGCCGGTGTTGCGGTTCAGACTTTAACAGTAAATACATTTTCAGCAAATAACCCTTTCACATTTAATTTTGATTGGACAGGTGCAATTGCAAACACGAATCAGGTACGTATTGAATTAAGCGTTCCAATAACGGCAAACACTTATATTGTAAACGTATCAAGTGCGAATTTCACATTTACTCAATTGGCTACGCAGTTGACTTCAGTTGCTTACAATGGTACTGTTTCAATGAATGCTAATTTACCAAAGGGTATATTCCAAAAAGACTTCTTTTTGTCAGTTTGTAAAATGTTTAATTTGTACGTTTATCAGGATAATATAAACGATAAACAAATAAATATTGCACCTTATGTTGACTTTTATTCTGACGCAGTAACTAATTCGTTAGATTGGTCACAAAAGATTGATATGGATTCAACAATGTCAATTAAACCAATGTCACAATTGAACGCGCGTTATTATGCGTATAAATATACAGACGATTCGGATTATTTTAATGAAAACTATAAAAAGAAGTATGGTCAATCATACGGTGATTTTATTTATGATTCAGAATTTGATTTTGTAAAGGACACCGCTTCAACACAGATTATTTTTGCGCCAACTGTGATTGTTTTGCATTCAGGACAAGACAAATACCATAGTTCAATTTATAAATTGTCAAACAATAATACAACAGAAGACCCAATGGATTCGGTAATTCGTATTTTAATGGCAAAGAAAATTACAGGTGTTTCAAGTTGGAAAATACAACAAGACGGCGGTGGAACTTTAGCAACTTTAACAACTTACGGATATGCGGGACATTTAGACGACCCTGCAAACCCAACTGTTGATTTGAATTTTGGCGCACCAAAGGAATTGCAATTTCCTGCGTCTATTTACCCAACAAACAACTTATTTAATACGTATAATAAACCGTACATTTTGGAAATTACAAATATTGAATCAAAGTTGTTGACTTGTCGCGTTTATTTAACTGCGGTTGACATTTACAATTTAGATTTTAGCAAATATATTTGGATTAATGGCGTATTGTTTAGGTTAAACCGTATTGATTCATACGACCCAACAGATTACAGGACAACCCTTGTAAATTTATTAAAAGTAATAAACACTAATTAATGGCAGCAGAAGAAATTATTGGTATAAAGGTCACCACAGACACCGCACAGGCGACACAGGACGTTCAAAAATTAGACAAAGCTTTTGAAGATACTGACAAGTCGGTAAAAAGTTTACGAACCCAATTAAGGGAAGCACAGGCAGAAGTTGGTTTAATGGCTGACAAATTCGGTGCGACTTCAAAAGAAGCAGTAAATGCGGCTAAACGTGCGGCTGAATTAAAAGACCGTATTGGTGACGCAAAAGCTTTGACGGATGCCTTTAATCCTGACGCCAAATTTAAGGCGGTTGCTTCTTCTTTGGCAGGGGTTGCAGGTGGATTTAGTGCGCTTCAGGGTGCAATGGCATTGTTTGGTAATGAGAATAAAGACGTTGAAAAAGCTTTATTAAAGGTAAATGCTGCAATGGCATTATCGCAAGGTTTACAGGCGGTTGGTGAAAGCATTGATTCATTTAGACAATTAGGTGCGGTTATAAAAAGCACAACCGTATTTCAGGAATTAAACAATGCAGCAACAAAAACGGCTACTGTTGTGCAACGTGCTTTTGGTGTTTCTGTTGATACCACTTCAAAAGGATTTAATGTTTTAAAAGGCGCAATTGTTGCAACCGGTATTGGTGCGCTTGTTGTTGCTTTAGGTTTAGTAATAAATAACTTTGATAAAATTAGCAATTGGATTAAGAATAGTCCATTAGGTAGTTTAGCAAAAGGAGTTGGAAATTTAGTTGAACAATTTACAGACTTTATTGGGGTTACAAGTGAGGCGGAACGTAATTTAAATAAATTATCAGCTGCAAATAAACGCGGAAATGAAGAAATTGAAAACCGTATTAAAGTATTAAAGGCGCAAGGCGGTTCTGAAAAGGAAATTTACGAATTAGGTCAACAAAGGATTAATAATGAATTAAATACTTTACGTGAAAGCTTAAAAACAAAAGGTCAATTAACAGAAGATGAAGCCAAACAATTCAGGGATTTAAAGACTGAACAATTAGTTTTAGCGGCTGACTATAATAAAAAGAACGCTGACGCAACTGCAAAAGCAGCTGAAGAAGCTAAAAAGAAGCGTGATGAAAAAGACAAAGAAGTAATTGAAGACACTAAAAAAGCGAATGAATTACTTTTAAAGCTTACAAATGAAAAAGCAATTGCAGAATTAAAGACACAGTCAGAAAAAGACCTTGCTTTATTAGAGCAACAAAAACAACAACAAATTTTAGAAGTTGATGCATTAAAAGTTAATGAAGAAATAAAAGGCAAATTAAAAGCTGCAATTAATGCGGATTTTACTGCAAAAGAAACTGAATTAAAAACAAAACAAGCTGAAGAAAAAGCCAAAAAAGATGAAGAAGCATTAAAAGCTGAACAAGATTTTAATGATAAAGTTTCAGAAATAAAGGCAAATGCAATCAAAGATGATACAGAACGCGCTGAAGCTCAAAGATTAGCAAAATTAAAAAAGGATTTAAAAGATTTAGAAACAGACAAAGAATTTTTAAAAAAATCTTTAGAAGAACAAGCTGAAATAAAAAAAGCTTTAATAGATGCGTCTGAATTAGAAGGTCAAAAATCTAAAAATGAAATTGTAAAAAAAGGTTTACAAGACGAAATTGAATTATTACAAGCGCAACAAAAAGGGTTAGAAGAAGGAAGCGAAGCATATTGGAAAAATATTCAATCTATTGAAGATAAGTCTTATCAAGCTAAATTATTAGCTGCTAAAGGTAATGCAAAAGAAATTGAAAAAATTGAAGCTGAACACGCTGCAAATAATATTGATATTGCAAAAAAAGAATCAAATGCAAGGGTTGCATTATTAGTTTCAAGACTTAAAAGTATTGAACAATTTGGTCGTGATGTCACGGTTATTGCAGGTAAAAATAAAGACCTTGCAATTGCAGGTATTTTAATTGAAAAAGCAGCTGCATTAGGTACAATTGCAGTTAATACGTACATAGCAACTGCAAAAGCAGTAGCCGCTTCACCATTGACATTAGGTTTGCCGTGGTCGGCTTTAATTATTGCGGGTGGTGTTGCTGCGGGAATAAAAGTTGTAAATGATGCAAAAGCACAAATTGCAGAAATAAATAAGTCAGGCGGAGGTATACCGAGTAGTGGAAATATTGGTGACCCGGGCGGTGGTGGCGTAACTATTGGTGACCCATATTCAGGTGGTGGCGCACTTCCTTCAACCGGTGGTGGTGGTGGTGGTGGTGGTTCTTCACCGAATATAGATGGCGGAGGTGGCGGTGGAAGTACAGGTGGCAAAGCTGCAACTTCTGTTCGTGCATACGTACTTGAACGTGACATTTCAGATGCTCAAGCCCTTGATGCAGAAATACAAAACAGAGCAACATTCCAATAAACGATAAATATTAAAAAATAAACTATTTAGTGTTATGAATACAGATTTACCAATTTTTATGTTGGATATTACAGAAGACATAAACGACGACGCACAGGTTGATTTTATTGCATTGGTTGACCGTCCCGCAATCCAAAAGAATTGGAACGCATTTAATAAAAGCCAAAAATTTGAAATTGCAAATGAAGACCGTCGTATTATCAGTGGTGCTATTATGTTGGCTGACACTCCTATTTTTCGCAGCGATAGTACATACGGCGATTATTATGTTGCTTTCAGCAAAGACACTATTCTTAAAATTGTTCAGAAGTTTTTTAAGAAAGGTTTTCAAAGTAACGTCAATTTAATGCACGATTCAAGTGCGCAATTTGAAGGGGTTACATTATTTGAAAGCTTTATTTCAGACCCTTCGCGTGGTATTATGCCAATGAAAGGATTTGAAGACGCACCGGTTGGAAGTTGGTTCGGGTCAATGATTGTTGACAACGAAGAAGCTTGGATGAAAGTTAAAAATGGCGAAATTGCCGGGTTTAGCGTCGAAGGATTATTTAACTACAAACCACGTGAAGTAAACAAAGTTGCTTCAATGGTTGAGGAAATCCAAAAAATATTGTCACAGGTTAAGTGATAAACATTTTATTTTTTAACTATATAATAAAAAAAGTATGAACGCACAGGAAGCGATTTTAAAAATTAAGGCATTGTTTGAAGACAATGTTGCGCCTGTTGAAGTTGAAGCTGAAGTTGCACCAATGGTTGAAGAAACAAAGGTGGAAATGGCAGAATATTCTTTAATGGACGGGACTAAAGTTGAAATTTCAGCTTTAGAAATTGGCGGTTCAGTTACATTGGCAGACGGTACAACCGCACCAATGGGCGAACACGAATTAATGGACGGTACAGAAATTACTTTAGACGAAAACGGTATTATTATTGCGATTGAATCTAAAGTTGAAGAAGTTTTACCGGAAGTTGACACAGAAGTTGAAGCTTCAAAAGAAGAAGACAAAAAAATGGCTGAAATGGCTGAACAATTTGAAGCAAAATTTGCTGAATTGGTTGAAGCTAAAGAAGCGGCTGAATTAAGAGTTTTGGAATTAGAAAATAAAGTTAAGCAAGGATTTGCACAGGTAGCCGAACTAATTGAGGCGCTTTCAAATACACCAAGCGCAGACCCAATTCAAAAGCCAAACGGATTTTCTGAATTTGTATCTAACAAAGATATTAAGGAAGAAAGATTGAGCAAATATAGACAAGCATTATTAAACAATTAAAATTAGATAACAATGGGATTTAATGTATCAGCATTAGCAAACTATACAGAACAAAATGCAGCACTTTTAGTGACTTCTTCTGTATTAGGTGCAAAAACTGCAACTTTAATTAAAAGTGCAGGTAACGTTATGGTTGGCGTAAAGTCTTCTGAAACGATTAACATTATGGACACAGACGCAATATTTCAAAGCGGTGGAAGCTGCGGATTTACTGCTTCAGGTTCAACAACTTTCACTCAAAGAACTGTGACTGTTGGAAAAATTAAAGTAAACGAAGCTTTATGTCCTAAAGACCTTGAAGCGAAGTATTTACAAAAAGCATTGCCAACAGGTTCAATGTACGACTCAATTCCTTTTGAGCAAGAATTTGCAGACAAAAAAGCAAAGACAATCGCTGCTCAATTAGAAACTTCTTTATGGCAAGGTGACACCGATAGCGTAAACGTTAACTTAAATAAGTTTGACGGTTTAGTAAAATTAATCGGTGCTGCTTCAGGTGTTGTTGCTGCAAACGCTTCAACTTTTATTTCAGGTGCGCCATTAAGTTCAATTACTGCTGCTAACGTTATCAGCATTTTTGACGGTGTTTACGCTGCAATTCCTGCTAAAGTTGTTGCTGCTGAAGATATGACAATTTTCTGTGGTCAGGATTTGTTCAGAACTTACACTATTGCATTAAAGAACGCAAATAGCTTCCATTATTCAGTTGACGCGAAGGCAGACGGTGAGTTTGTTTTACCGGGTACAATGATTAAGGTAATTGCAGTTGCAGGTTTGAACGGAACAAACAAAGTTTACGCAACACGTTTGAGCAATTTATTTATCGGTACAGATTTATTGAACGAAGAAGAAAAATTTGAAATCTTCTACGCTAAAGAAGCTGACCAAGTACGTTTTGTTTCTGAATTCAAAATGGGTGTGAATTTCGCATTCCCTGACGAAATGGTAAGATTCGTATTAGCTTAATTAATAGGGGGGTGAAATATCCCCCCATTTTTGTAAAATTTAAAAATTTAAAAATATGCCGTGCGCACTAACACAGGGTTACACTTTAGACTGTCGCGATAGTTTAGGCGGGATTGTTGAGGTATATTTTACTGAAGCTGCAAACGTAACAACTACAACTGAAGCAAGTGGTGTAATAACTGCTTTGACTAAAGCTACGGGAAAACGTTTTTGGAAATATGCTTTGGTAAAAGATACGTCAATGTTCAACCAAACAATGAATGCATCCGTTGCAAACGGAACTGTATTCTATGCACAGGAATTGCAGATTATCCTTAACAAATTACAGACTAACACACGCAACGAATTGTTGTTGTTAGCACAGAATTCTTTGGTTGCAGTTGCAAAAGATAGCAATGGAATTTATTGGTATTTAGGAAAAACACGTGGTATTGATATGACTGCAAATGCAGCTTCAACCGGTACTGCGCAAGGTGACAGAAGCGGATTCACTTTAACTTTCACAGGTTCAGAACCTGCGTTAGCGCCAAGCGTTTCTTCAGTTGTTGCTTTAGCTTTAGAAACACCGGGTTCTTAACAACTTTGTTTTTCATAGGTTTATAGGTTTGCCGCCGTTCCTTAATTGGTTCGGCGGTTTTTTTGTGTTATATAGTAAAGCAAAAACTTTACTAAAAATTGCATAAAGTAAAGACAAAACTTTACATATTAGGCTTATTTGTTCACTATATGCAACAAATTGCATTTCCTGCTATATATACGTATATGATTAGGTTAACGAAGGGTGCAACCCAAAGCATAATTTTAACACTAACTGAAAAACAGTTATTGACAAACCCAAATTACTTATTTGTTTTCACGAATAGAAGTGCAAACACAGAAATTAAGTTTGTTTTATTAAATGCTGCGGATATTAGCCAATACAAAGACCGTTACAATGAATTTAGCATTGTGACGAATACCAACTTTGGAACTGCGTTAAATGGTCAATATGATTATGAAATTTACGAGCAAACAAGTACAAGCAACACCAACCCGACCGGCTTAAATATGGTTGAATCAGGGGTAATGGAATTGGTTGGAACGCCTTTTGAATTTACGGAATACCAAACAACAGACACTTATAAAATAAGACAATAATGGATTTACGAGTATTAACATTTGCAGAAGCACGTCAGCCTGAATTCAAAGAAAAGAAGGGTGAAGGTTATATTCAGTACGGCGACCGCAATGATTACCCTAATTATTTGGTTGACCTATTTAATAAGTCGGCTAAACATAACGCCATTGTCAAAAGCAAGGTGCATTATATAACTGCAAACGGTTGGAAGGGAAGTCCTGAAGCTGAAACCTTTATTGAAAAGGTTAACAGAATGGAATCTTTGGACGAAATTACAAGGAAGGTGAGTTTGGACGCTGAATTGTTTGGTGGTTATTATTTGGAAATTATTTGGTCAGTTACAAAACAATTGGCTGAAATTTGGCATTTGGATTATACAAAGATTCGTACAAATAAAGACAATACGCAGTTTTGGTACAAAGAAAATTGGGGTGACAGAAACGAAAAACAAATGGTTTACGCAGCGTTTAATCCTGCAAATCCTGTTGGCAAACAAATTCTTTATGTAAAGGAATATCGCCCGAATATGGGTATTTATAGTTTACCGGGTTACTTTGGCGCATTAAATTACATTGAATCAGACATTGAAATATCTAAACACGTATTAGGTAACGCACAGACAGGATTTAGCGCAAGTAAATTAATTACTTTGCCTAACGGTGAACCTTCAGACGAAGAAAAGCGCAATATTGAAAAGCGTTTTTCAAATAGATTTAGCGGTTCAGACGGTAAAAAGTTTATTTTGGCATTCGTTAACGATTCAGCGCGTAAGCCAATTATTGACGATTTAGGTGCGTCAGATATTACAAAAGAAGA